CAAGCGGTATGATTGTGCTGGACCCACTGAACCGATAATAGACCTTGCCGTCTAAATCGACTAAGGCCTTGTCCATGCTGAGCTTGTCTCCTTGTGGAACTTCTGCCGCGTAAAGCTTAAGCAGCTCCTCCCGATGGTCCCTCCAAATCTGTTTGAGGTCGGGTTGTTTCTTTTTGAATAGTATCATCTGTTATTAGTAAAGGGTATCGCTGTGTTGGCTGAGCGCACCGATGCCACTTATTTTCGATAAGCACATACCAAGCACCGCCACGCATGATGTAATGATAACCGTGGATGCGATGGTAATGCTTTCTCATGTGTTCAAGTTGTACCTAATCAATGCGTTCAGTCCGACTGTACCTAAAATAAAGAACGGCCAGAAGAACCACGGCAAAGATAAGTAAGCAATGGCAGGAATCGACCAAAGCGACCCCATGCATGGTAAACAAAAGTATACTGGCTTCCTAAGCTGATAAGGCAGGTAGCTGCCGTACCATCTAACCCACCAAAGTATCATGGCCCCATCGATAGATTCCTTACGCATCCTCTCAGGGTCATCGTCAAACGCCTCATAGTTATTGAACTGCGCCGCCGTATGCACCCCAACGCTGACCAAGCTCGAAGCGATTATGCCTAGCAATATCTCAAGCACAGGTGCCAGTCGTTAAGGGTATCTCGCCATCACCCACCAAACCGTTCATGACCTTGAACTTGACGCAGCAGCCCAGCTGACCATCAACGCTCGCGGTCACTGGCTCCAGTCCTGGCTTGGTCAGGAACTCAATCTGGTAGCTGTGGTTCATAAGGTCGTAAGCCGTGGTGATGTCTAGCCCTGTCGTGGGGTTGCCATCGGTGTCGATAATCTCGCCCATGCCATCCGTGGTGAACTCGAACATTAACGAATAGTCGCTGCTCAGGTTGAACATCACCGCCCACATCGTTTCGCTTACGTTGTCGGGAAAGCTTATGCCGGTCAATACGATTGAACCGCCTGGCTCAACGCATTTAGGCAGCGGATTTATCTGGATACAGTCTTTACAATACATCTATCTGAAATTAAGTTGTCCGAAGTTATGCTTTTGGTGCCGCTCAATGTCGGGCTTTACAAATGTATTAATTAAATACCTCGCACAATCAAGGAAATCAGCTTTTTGTGTTAGGTCCTTACGGTTACCCTTGATGATCGCCCCTGTCGCATCGCACTGCACCATCCGCATATCACTGGCTAGCCCCGGGCAGTTGGTCGGATTCACCCTGACATGGGTCTGGTTCTTGCGGTCCGTACTGATGTGCAGCAGGTAGTTGAAGTCGTTACGGCTGCCCTCATGCGTAGGGTTTGGCGGTATGATGATTTGCGACTCCCTGATGCCGAGCAGTCGGCGAAGCGTCTCATAGTTGGAGGCGTTGTCGGCTAGGGCGATGTTCCTGTTCCTACCCATCGCATCACCAGTCATCTTGGCGTTATGCAGGATCGGTCCATACATCGCCTTGATGCGCTGCGCCATGGATTGAAGCGAGCCGTTATCGATGCTGAACTCATTAACGAAGTTGACATGCAGCCCCAATTCATCTCGCCAGATGTTGGCAAACACCACGGCGAATGGGTTAAGGTTAAAGTCGATTCCAATGTGCAGCTGCTTCTTCCAATCGAGCTGAACCTCACTACTGAAATGCGAATCATCCAGCGCGTAAAGAAACGGATTAACCGCCTTGCCATCAACATCGGCAGCCATGTACTCGCACTCGAATACTAGCGGCGGCAGTATCGACCGCATCATTTCAATCTCCTCGCGGTTGATGTGGGGGTTGTCATAGGTCGAATAAACAAAGGTCTTCCATAGGTCGGGCTGTATATCCTGCTGCTTACAAAGCTTCTTGAAATAAGTCTGCCCAAATTGTGGGGTCGATAGGAAATACGCATCGCCGCCGAAGTCAGTAAGGGTCGGACTAATCGCCTGCTCCCATGCCTCCTGAAACTTACCTGCCTTTTCGCACTCATCGATTAGGACCCTGTGATATTTGCGGCCCCTACCGGAATTGGGTTCCTCCATACTCCAAAAGTCAACCTTGGCACCGTTGATGAACACCACCTGCTTGACCGTCTCCGATTTGCTGGCTATGACATTGTGAAAATTGTTTAAGGTCGTTTTCCATACCTCATAAAGATCCTTATACGTTGGACTAAAGTAGCCAATATAATTACCTGCCTCAAACGATTCGAGTATCAACTCCTGACATAGCTCGGTCTTACCGAAACGGCGACCGCATTTGAGTATATTGAATCGCTTACGGTTGTTTAGTAGATACTGCTGTTTTTCGTGTGGGGTCGGTAGCTCAAGGGTTATCTGCATCGCCCTTACGTTTGATGATCACCTCGACCTGTTGTACCCCCTCTTGCTTTACCTCGGTCCTCGCCTGCTTGGGTTTGAAGTATTCGAGCAGCTTGCCGTAGTTATCCAAGAACTTGTCATCGGGCATGGTCTCCAAAATCTTATTGGCTCGCTCCGAATGACGCGTTAACAAAGCTTCACCAAGCTCCTCCCATTGCTTAATCTTTTCAGACTTAGCTCCGACTGGCTTACCATTGGGATTCCCACTTTGTCCTGGTTTAAATGGCATTGATATTTGTTGAAAGTTTCAATCTTACTTTTTACGCTTCTTAACCTTTTCTGGCAAGCTCTTATAAGCCGATTTGGGCGTTTCTGAAGCGAATTTCTTGCATAGCTTAGGGTCGGTAGCGCAGATAAACCGCTGCTGTGATTTCGATTTAAATGGCATTATTCGAGGTCTTTGATTCCACAAAGATACGATACGTTTCATAGAATCCATCAAAGTCTTTAACGATCCAATAGTATCCACCAGCGCGTTCAATCTTGGCCTGATAGTCCTTTTGAGCTGGGCTTTGTCGGTCCGTTCCAATCTTTATCTCAATCTTTACCGTGTAACCCTTTATGAGCGCATCGATGTCGGCGATGCCCTTGACCTGAGTCGATGGCCGATAATAGCCCCCATCCTTGCTGAACTTGTCGCGTACCCATGTGCCTTGGTTATTGATGCGTGTAGCAAAATGGCCACTAAAGTTCAGGAAGTCACAGACGGCCTTGGTCAGTCCATTGGCCGTTGAGGTCTTATATTGCTTGGTCGGTCGGTAGGAATCAGGAAAGTCGGGGTGTCGGCGGCGGTTGTCTTCGATGGCGAGCTGCTTAAGGTGTTCGATTGGTTTCATGTCCCACAAAGATAGTACAATGGGACAACGTGGGACAGCCGTGGGACAAGCCGTGGGACAGATAACCTATTGATTTATATTATATTATACTTTTTGTCCCACTAAAATTAAAAAAATATATAAAAAGTAGGTAAATTCTTTAAAATCAACTGATATTTTATAATAAAGTTGGGTTTTTTCGTGGGACACGTGGGACAAGGGCTTAACTAACTGATTATAAATAAAAAAGGTGTCCCACAAGCCATGGGACACCCAAAATTGAAATGGGACATTAATTAAAACGGTGGTGAGCTTGATATATCGAATCGATTGGAATTAATTGATATATCCTTTTGAAAATCAGTATTTACGAATTTAAACGGCCTAGATTTGACCTTATGAATGTCATCTAAACCAAATGGGACATAATGCTTCTGACCATGCTGTTCCAGCTTCATTTCATCGATTAAAACCTTGAAAATATAGCTTTGAGTGATCTGATTATTGGTGCCAAAAAACCGAATTTTTATGTCTTTTGCGGATGCATAGAACTCTTTTATGCCATCATTTTGCATGAAAAAGTGTTCAATTTCCATCATTATTTCCTTTCTAAGCCCAGAATATGACTCCTTTTGTATGTCTTCAAGGTTATCATTTTTAAGCTCTTCTGCAGTAAATACCATCCTGGACCTGTTTGTTTCGATGGCTGGAAGCTGCTTAAGGAATCTTAAAAACGCAGGAATTTCGGCTTTTAGATGTTCCTCAATCTGGGTGTTTATGGAATTAATCTGAGGCACCTTTCGTATCCAAAAGCGGATTTCCTCCTCATCGATTCGCATGAAGTCCTTTTCCTTATTGGTACAAATAATTACTTTTCCAAAAAAAGGTATTGAGTAGTTAGCCACGAACTTCTGGTTAACGGATATGGTTTTTGCGGTGGCTATTGACTTAAGCTTCTCGACCGCGTGTGATTTATCGATAACAGTCTCATCAAGGGCTATTATGTTCTTGGTTGAATAACCGGAATTGAATTGACTGTTTAGGTCTTCTGGGTTAATCTGACAGTAATTGTCTCCGAATATAACGTGCATCCAGTTAAGGAATGTAGTCTTACCTGTTTGGCGTTCGCGCGATACAAGGCAAAGGATTGGAAGTGGTTGTTTTGGCCTTTCATATATGATTTTAAGGTAATGCAGTCCCATCATTAATTGAGGTCCGAAAATATGACGCAGCAATCCTATTGATGTAGGTATATCGGCTTCGGTCACTGGTTTATCTGACGGCTCATGCACGAAAGGGGCATATAGGTTATAGCAGTTCTCGATGATCTGCTGATGGTTCATGTTGTCTGGTTCGATGATAAAGTCATCAAATGTTGGTATTGACTTAAGCAGGTTGGCTGTGTGGTCTTGTTTTATTTCCTCTTTTTTCCATCCTTTTATGATTGTTCTGGAAACTGAATATCGGTCTGGCTTTTGAATTATTTTAAAGTAATCGGTACCGACCCTAATGTATGGTATGTGGGCGTTAAGGAATTTAAGTTCGACCCATGTTATTGCTGCTCTGTGATTCGATTTGAATCGTATTCGTGAAAGGAGCATGAACTTTGTGTACTTCTTATCGATTGGCAGGTTAAGGTCGTTATGACCTGTCACATGCAGGAAATCACCTTTTATAATGAATGATTCCTTGCCGGACTTATGGTTAACGATTGTTTTATCGTTTATGAAATCGATGTTCTTTTCACCCTCAAAGCAGTCTTGCCATGTCTTATGTATGTTCCAATAATCAACTGCGTTGAGGTCTTGGTCATGTTCGGGCTTTAGGAACTTTTGCTTCATAGGTAAAGTGGTTTTTGAGTACCGCTTTTGATCATTGACATGGCGGTTTTCTTATAGACTGATGACTTCTGCGATAGGTAGGCGTTTGAATCGATTAGGTTGGTTATGATGTTTTCTGCTTCGGAAAATGAGATGTAACCTGCTCCGACATAACCACCCAGAGCGAATGAAGCTGCACGAAGTTGGGGGTGACCGTTTGATATTATCTTATCAATGGCACCCTCTATTATGTTATAAACCCTTTGCGGGTTGGCATCGTATTTATATTGGACTTTAGGTTGTGGCTTTGGCGGTGAGTATTTCTTGGTCCATATTTCATGGCAATCACCAAAAAGGATATCTGGGTCATGCGATAGGAATAATGGCAGTACTGCGTTTTTGGGCGCAATATCGAAATTTTTGTATTTACCAAGGTCGGAATGATGTTGAAGCCCCTCGAAATACATCTTGTATTCATCGGTAGATGAGACTATTGGTATGTTTACCAATGCCCTTACACCGCATTTAGAAGCTGATAGCCAAGCAGCTATGACATAAGGGAAATCATTGAATACATGGTTTTTAAGTTCAATGGCATCTTCTGGTGATAAATGATCAAAGTCAAGTGGCATCAGTCCAGTGAATTGTGTTATGTTCTCATAGCATCTTTTCTCGTTTACTATTACTGCTGGGGTAAATGAGAATAATGAAGTCTTTAGTGATGCCTTTAGCTCCATGTTTCCATCCAGTTCTGCCTGTCTGATTTGGTCGAATACAGCTTTTATTTCCGGCTTTGGATCTTGTATGGCCAGAAAGAACTGTTCCAGTGTGACAAATCCAAGTGGTTTTGAATCCTTGATATTGGCCTTATAATATTGGAATTTAATGTCTTGAGAAGTGGTCATTTAATTCAAATGAATTTATTTTTTTTAATAGGTTATGATATTTATGCTGATTAAAATAACCTGCATATTTTGGATCCTTATATGAATTATAAATGATGTCATTTGAAAACATGAAAATGGAACCATCCTTTTTAGGTATTATTTCACCTACATTAAAAGCACCTAAAAAGCCATTGAATGTATGATGATATGCCGAATCATTATGATGCCTATCTACATAAATCGATATTTGATCATTTAATTCAACTGTTTTTAAAGGTGTGACAAATATTTCCTTAGATATTGGAGGAAATAAGAAAACTGGTATTCTTTTACCCATAAATTTAGCAACGCTATATCTTATAGCTTGCTGTACTATTTTACCAACCTCAGTGCCTCTTTTAGTGTATGTATGCTTACATTCTACTCCTATTAATAAATCATATTTTTTATGTTGTAAAATAAAATCAATTCTATTTTTTCTTGAATCATCTGTAAATTCTTTGTGAATATCAAATTCATTAGAAAATCTTTCTTCAAAAAGCTTTACTAAATCTTTTTCATCAAGATTATACATCGCCTTAAATTATAAAGCCCTGGTCGGGGTTTCATCGATCGGTGGGAGGTATTAGCGGACCTGATCCGAAAGAATCCACCCCGTTCAGGGCTGGTTAGTGTTATGAAGTTTTGGGAGTCGCTAATTTTCCCGTACTGCAAATATAATCAATTAAAAAGGTACTGCCTCGGTGTTTTTAACGATTTTCCAAGCGGTAACATCTGTGTAGAATCGGTCCTGCCATTCGCGAGCTTCTATCTTTACTTCGCATGATAAGATATCGCCAACCTTAAATTGTTTGAGCATGCCGATCATCATTTCATTTTTCACTTGGATGCAGGCGAGCTTGGAGTAGTTGCCGTCTTGATATTCTAGAACGAACGATTGTTTTTGCCAGTCTTTACCGGCTTTGGTTGTACCGCTTTCGAGCGGCAGGATTCGGGTTAATTTTCCTGTGAGGTTCATGTTATATTTATTAAAGTTGTTTCAAATAATAAGCCCCCTTTGAACGGCTGAAATTCATCGGGGGCTTTGGCGTGGGAATCACCAATATCTTTCATTCAGCCAATGCAAACATAAGTACGATTTTGTCGGATTTGGCTAAAGTGAATAAACAAAAAGTATCTTTTAATGGTATCAAATTGGGTATCTTTGCTTTACATTTAACCCCGTGAAATACAAGCGCATTGTTTTAAAGGACAGACCGTTCACCTTGCATGTGTTTCATGGCTATCGGCCTACCGAGATAGCTTTGAAGCTAAACGCGGTAAACAAAAGCGGTCGGAAGTTCAAGGCCTCCGAGTTCAAGCTGCATCGGCACAGTGAGGCCGAGACGCACTATCTGGCTCCGGACATGCCCAGTCATTACGCTATTATTCTAGCCAAGGTCGATATCGAGACCATAGCCCATGAGGTGTTTCATGTGGTGATGGAGCATCACCGTTATATAGGGGTAACGTTAGACGTTAGTAGTGAGGAGAGTTTTGCTTATTTATTTGGATATTTAATAAAGGAGATTCATGAGTCTTTTTAAGAAGTTTTATCTATGGTACACGGAGAACGAGGTCAAGATGGGTCTCAAGGACTTGTCAATGTATGATGTGGCTGATGTTTATGCCAAGGTTTTCCCTGGTGACAACAGGCCAGTTTGGACCTTACGCAACTATACTGCAAGGGTCAGACGAGGTACGGTGCCAAGCTTTAAGCAGGAAAAGGTGCAGGAGATTGCGGACCATATTTTGGACAATCTAGCCGAGGCGGAGCGTGGCTTTGGGGATTTGGCTCCTGCTGATTTCGATGATCCGCTATCAAACCTGATTGACTTCCCGACAAGCTGGGCTGAGATTAACGAGGCGATTGTGATTGATGGGGTGAAGCGGCTAGGGGTTTGTAACGATATCCATTTGCCGTACCATGATAAGTTTGCGGTACAGGCCTGCTTTGCCGAGTTTAAAAAGAGGCAGGTAGATGGTATTTATTTGAATGGTGATATAATGGATTTGGAGGATGTGAGCAGGTTTGAAAAGATGCCAGACGGTCGATATCTAAAGGATGAAATTGAGGTCGGTCGGCAGTTTGTGCGGAGCTTACGGAAGCTTTTTCCTGATGTGAAGATATATTGGAAAGATGGCAACCATGAAAAGCGGCTTGAGAGCTATGTCAGTTCCAAGGCACCTGAACTGGTTAAGCTGTTCGGTATGGACATACCCACTCAGTTAGGGTTGGCCGACCATGATATCATCCACATACCGGAACATAAGGTGGCCAAGTTTGGCAAGCTTTGGTTGGCTCACGGTCACGAATTAGGCCTTAAAAGTGGCACGGTCAACATCGCAAGGCAGGTAAGAATGCGCGTGGGTGTTAATGTGATGTTCGGGCATTGGCATAAGAACCAGCAGGACAGTTCGCGTAACCTTGCTGATGAGGTCCACAGTGCCTGGGCCATCGGTTGTTTGGCATATCTGAAGCCGCGATATACCGGTATTTTGAACCAATGGACCCAGGGCGGTGCTACTGTGGACTTGCATGAGGATGGTAATTTTACCGTTAATCAGTTTCAGATTGCCGATGGCGTAGTGATCTGACGGCTAGGCCTGACCTTATGCGGAATGCTTTGAGCTTGGCTATTGATACACCGATTAGCTTGGCCATCTCGATGTTAGATAGTCTAGGGTTTTCTCGAATCATTCGGATGTCAGCCATTGTCCAGCGGCGGTTTGTTCGGCTTCTCATCGGCACACCTCACATTCCCAACCGTATTGGTAGCCACGGTCGATTATTCGGTTAAACTGGGATATCTTGGCACCGCATAGGCAGCGGCCAGTCTGCTCGATTTGCTTGCGTTCGGCTTCGTGCCTGCGCTTCCAGTAGAAGCCCTTGTAGTGGGTTTTAAAAGAAGATTTCATTGCGGTAGTTGTCTAGTTTAATTATGAATGAACCGAGTTGCCATAGTGCATCAGAGACATCATCCTGCACCTGATCGCGGGTGATGTGTAGAATCCAGATGGGCTTTTTGGTGAGGCGAGGGTCGTAGGAGACGAAGTCGAGCCATTGTAGGTCTGGGTTGACCATGAAGTAAGCCCAGATTTGCTCCTTGTAGTCGTTCGGAATCT